TTTTCACCTATAAAGATACGAATTTTTGACGAGATTACCAACTTTTTCAAGCCTTTTCTTATCCCGAACTCGCGTATATTATGATTAAAAATATTACTGTCGAACTTGATTTCGATGATTTAGATTTTGAGGACATCATCAATTATGCTGAGGAAGAAGGTTTCAAAGTTCTTGAGAAGAAAGAGCTTGATAATATGTTCTTAAAAGATGATAAAGTCCAGAAGTGGGGGCATACCCTCCGTACCAAAGATGATGACTTTGTCCGTGACTTAATCTATGAATATCTTGGCATGGGACACTTTAATGATTGGTCGGCTGTTTGTGATGAACTCAAAGCAAGTTTAGGAAAATGAAGTTGATAGAACCTGATGTTGAACTTTGGAATCCTTTAGAACCATGGCAGGAGAAGGTTGCACGCGCTGCACGTCTTTGCTATGGGAATGAGACAGGGAGTAAAACTGCGGAGGAAATGTGCACGATGTTGAAGAGACGTGGACACCTTTCTATGTTCCGTCATGGTACACTTTACTTCGTTGTTAAAGGTCATCCCATAACAAAAAACACGTTCTTACGCTTATCTTTCTCACCTTATGTGGGTGTGAGGAATGTGATAGACTGGAAAGATGGTAGTCGGGTTTACTTCGTGAGCATGAATCTTCAATATGCGTTGGAGCACATTCAAACCCTAAAAGCATTGAAAGATTATAATGTTTCTTTGGCAGAGTTTATCATTCAAGCGAAGCGACTGAGACTTTTTTCAGCTTTGTTTCTCATTCGCTATACCTTGTGTTTGACCACACAGATTAGTACAAGCCGGGAGTTAAACCGTACTTCTCCGAACAATATCGCCGAGCAGAGCACACGATATGTTAACTTTGGTAAGCGTGGTGGTATTACTATCTGTAAGCCACATTGGTATGAAGGTGCTGGACAATGGCAACGTCTTGCGGCTAAAACCCTATGGAAAATCGCCGACGTTACCTATCGATGGTTACAAAGGTTAGGAATGAAGCCCGAGGATGCCCGAGGCATACTTCCCCTCGATACGGCTACAAGAGTGGTTTACACTTACTCCGTCCCTGAATGGAAAGCTATACTTGCTTTACGTCTGAAAGGCACTACGGGTAAGCCACATCCTAATGCACGCTTGATAGCCGAAAAGATTTGTAATGAGCTCTTAGAGACTATCTGGATTACAACAGGCTGTAAAATCAATTTAGTTTAATATCAAAAGAAGAAAGAATATGACTTTAAATGAATACCAAGAGAAGGCAATGTCCACCTGTATGGATAGCTGTAATAACTTCTCTTACATGATGTTGAACCTCGTAGGTGAGGTAGGGGAGTTATCCTCAAAGGTTGCGAAGATGATTCGCAAAGAAAAGTTTGAGATAGGCGGAAAATCTAACCTTCGTGTTGATATAAAGGCAGTGAATGGAGACGATATGGCAATTATCGACAAAGAGTTGAAACTCGAAGCGGGTGACATTGCCTGGCAATTAGCTGGACTTTGTAAGGTTTTTGGTTGGAGTTTGGAAGATGTTTGCCAAGCGAACTTAGACAAACTCGCATCAAGAAAGGCTCGGGGAGTGATAGACGGAAATGGGGACGAACGATAAGGAACGACTATGGGACAACGAATGTCACTGAAAGACCAGAACAAACTTCTTTGGCAACAGCTGTTAGAACTCTTAATCAAAGAGTATGGGGCTGACGCTACGTTAGAGGAGATTCTTGTTGAAAAGTCTATGACGGAATAATAACCTGAATTTGAAATTCTATAGAATGAAATGTCCTTAAATAGAAGATTTAAAGACTGATCTACTAATTTGGGTTCCCTTTGTAAAGGGTGGTTTGGGCTAACGTTCCTTAATACGGGCACGATATTTTGAGGTTTTTCTTACTCATGTTCGTTAAAGAATAGTAGATGGCAGTAGCGACTGCTACGTTCGCTTAATTTAAATTTAATCATGTTCTTACCCTCACCCTACGTGAGTATCGTGAGGTTTTGAATTGGAAATTCTGTAATAGTGAGATATAAAGAAACAGAGTCTTTTATGGCTTTGGAGTTAATGAATAGTCCATAATAATAGCTGTGGTTCGGGAGAATAGCAGCTTTTCTGGAGGACTATTTCATGAATGGTAGCGTGATATGTGTTGTTTCTTACACATAAATCTTATATTGTTATAAGACAACGGGGTTCGATTCCCTCTCTCCTCCACAAAAAGAATATGTAGGTTTAGACAGTTTGTAGATTCTAAAAGTTGTAGTAGTGACTATAACGACTCTTTTATTTTTCATTCAGAATACGTTTTGTTACTGATGTATTAATAACTACCCTCATGGTACGTGAGTATAGTGAGGCTTTCAATAACTAGCCGAGGTAACCGCAGCAGGTAGTGTGGATGGGGCGTCCTAAGTATGGGATGAGCGTCGGATGGAAAGGGGTTCGATTCCCCTTCTCGGCACATTAACTTTTTAAACATAAGGAATATGGAACAGAAGAATTTAGATGAACTCATGGAAGAGTACAAGAAGCACCTTGATGCGTCCGTAGAATTAGCCAAAGAGTTAGGCTTTAGCGTCTTGGCGATTGATACGCTAGGACACATTCGGACGAACAAGACGGAAGCAAAAGAAGCTGCAGGAATCATATCACTGGTAATGCTTGTTAGTGAGCCTTTCTGCCATGCTGTTTCCATTGCTTTAAGGGCAACCTTTGTGAGTTTCTGGAACTATATGGGTGGAAAGTCTATACTTTCTGAGGACTTAGATAAGAAGATCCAAAAAGAAGAGAACGATGAAGATAAAGAGAAATAGACCTAAGCTGATAGTGCTACTCTTTACGTGTGTAGCTTTCAATCTCGGAATGTGCTTTGAGATTATTGTGGAAAATGTAGCGAAGGCATTACCTCTTTGGACGAGTATTGTCGTTTCTGTCTTGGCTTTTTTCGTAACACTTCTCTTGGCTTTCATGCTGATTGATGGTGGGGTTAATACCCGCTTGGAGGACGAATGATGGGAAAGGCAAAATGGGTTACTATAGATAGTCTGACCGAGATAGTATACTTTCTATGACCCAGAAAGTATAGGAAGTGGGTCAGAGAAAGTATAGGAAGTGGGTCTGACAATCTATACATACTCATATCGCCTTGATATAGGTTCTATGGTAGAGAAAAACTTGTCCTATACTTGTGATAGTGATATAGTATCTTTGAGGTAATAATTAAATTTTTAATTTTAAATCTTTATAGGATATGGCACAAATCAAGTACACCGTCCGAGAAAACAAGAAAACAGGAACGCATAGTTTTTATGCTATGCCAGTGTTAAACGGGAATCTTTCCTTTGATGAGCTTTGTCGTGAAGCCTGTCGTAAGACGAGCATTGAGCCTTCTATTATGCGAGCTGCTGTCAGCGAGTTTATGGAGACGGTTCAACTTAATGTCTTAAAGGGGTTCAGATGTAGTATGGGCGAGAGGTTTATTACGCTTTATCCCAACCTGCATTGCTCAGTAAAAGACAAGGAAGGCAAGCCAGCCAAAGCCTCAATGGTTAATGCAAGCCAAGGCAGAAGCCGTATGGGTTGTACCGTGAGTATCTCTTTCAGTGACCGCTTTGAACAGGAAGTTAGCTGGACAAAGGTTGACGCCTCGGGTGCTCCTGTAGTGGAAGGCGACATCGCTGAAAGCGAAAAGGACAAGAAGAAGAAGGAACATGGCGGTGGTTCTGATGAGAATGTTGGACCAGTAGCTGGTTAAACTGATTCGTGAATTGGCACTTTTTTCTTTCATAATTATATTTTGGTATTTTTCATGTTTGGCGGAGTCTGATAACTGGTTTATCAGCTCCGCTGACTAAAAGAAAAAGGAACTATAAGGCACTTCGTCTTGAATTGGCATAATAGGATTTATGATAAATAGGGGTAATCTTTAGGAGTCCCCCCTCTTCTTTAAAACGAATAGAATTAGAATTTAACTTAAAAACAAAGACAATGACTAAGAATGAAAATCTTGATGGTAAGCAAAGTGGTATGCCATCAAACAAACTTGAAATGGTAAATCATCCTAAACATTACAACACTCACCCCAGCGGTGTGGAATGCCTCGACATCGTTCGGCATCATAACTTTAATGTTGGTAATGTAATCAAGTATTGCTGGCGTGCTGGACTAAAGCAGGAAGAGGGCAAGGATGATTTAGTAAAGCAGATAGAAGACTTGCGCAAAGCGGAGTTTTATCTTCGTGATGAGATCATGCGATTGGATACTATCTTGGGAAAAGAATCTACACAGACTTCAGCTGCCGAGCCTAAGAAAGCGGAGGCGAAAGAGGAAGTTCCTTTCTATGAGAAAAAACCTATGTTACATCGAGGACATAAGGAGGTTTAACGTCATGGGTAATAAGAAAGCGGAAGAGATGGCGCGCAAGAGGGCTAAGGCTATAGTATCACCTGCCCTCTACAACTGGGATTTGGAGGATTTAACTCCTGATCAAAACGCTGATACTTTGAATATGTTATTCCATTCTCAAGAGTGGATTGAGAAGCTAAAAAGGCGCAAACACATCTATCAATCTATGGATAGAATGAAGGACGCAGGCTTTCACGCAGCCTTGAAACAAATCGAAGCTGCTGATAGATGGTTCGCTGACCGAATGCTCCAGGTATGTGTGTTGCGTTCTGTTCAAGTAACACATCGTGAGAAGAAAGAGATGTTGGAGTACTATAAAGAACTCCCAACGGACAAAGAAACCTTACGAAAACGGGATGAGCTTTCCCGATTGGTGAATAGTACTGTTTTCTTAGCCGACCTGCTTGAAAGTTGTGTTACGGACATCAATTCCAAAATTCACGATTTGTTTAAAGACAAATCCATGAATTGTGAACAGATGGATGGGGTCACAGCTGCCCTGCGTCAGATGCACGATTTCTTTGGAGCTACACGCATGAAGATGCGTGTCGACGAGCAAGAACTCTTTGCAGAGTATGCCGAAAGCATAACGAACTATGTCGATAAACGTATGAAAACTTATGCCGAGAAAGCGGCAAAGATAAAGGCAAAGAACGCTAATAATAAAAAGTAAAATGCTATGAGTTGTGTTTATTTGAAAACCCCTTACACAACGGCTGCTTACTATCGCAATCGTGACGAGGATAAGCCCTTGACCTGTTTTGAGCCTGTTCGCTTCTGCCGTTTCTCAGATGAAGCCTTCGTGTTGAACCATGGTATTAGTATTCTTCCTGTAGAAAGGCAAATCAAGATAGGTTGTTATTCGCAGCAATCTTGGCAGAATATGCTTCGTGGAATGTCGCCTTTTGGTGGCGAGGTTATCTTACCTCGTGACAGAGAAGAATGGCTTACCCATCCTGAAATCTGTACACTGACGGGGCAACGTTATGACCCTTCTAGAGAAAAAACGGAATATCTTTGCATAGAGCTTCCCAAGGAGGTTGTCATAGGTGATAAGCAACATAGGGTAAACCCTAGTTATTCTTTGGAACAAACCCCAGCCCGTGACCTTCGATATATCCTGCAATGCGAGTTCAGTAGAACGGTTTTAGGATGGTTCCAAGCCGATAGAGACTATTGTCATGCTGTAGGGATTCATCGTCGACATGTAGAGACAATGGAACGCTTTTTACTTAGATACGGCATCCCAGTTGGTGCTGATAACAAGGAACGTTCAACACTATTGCGCATGACCAATCGGTGGTTGCGTGAGGCTTATAAACTCGTTGAAGATGAGAGAGAGTATATTCACCCTGATATAAAACGTGTTGATGCGGAAGAAACTAAAAGGCAAAGACAAAAGCTCATAGACTAAAAATAAGGTTAAAAAGGTTGCTATAAAATGTTAAATATTTCACGTTTTGGCGTAGATTTTATGTACATTCTTTTTTAGCTTAAAAAGCTTTCTAACACGGATTTAAAAAGAAAAAATGATATGGATAATAATGATAAATGTCGGGAATCATTCCTTGATGATATTGTGAAGGTAGAGCTATATAAAACGGCTGATTGTACTATCCCTTTGCCTTTTGGTATAGCTTTGTCTTCTATTAATAATGTAACGTTGGGGCAACCTGTTATATCTTTTTCGGTGGGGGACATGGCTGATTGTGAGCTGGCTGATAGCCCAGTACTGAAGGTGACGAGTGATAGGCACCCCAGTGGATTAGTATATACTCATGATCTCCAAATGACCCTTACAGATGGGGAAGATACGGCAAGAAGTGTCTTAAACACGTTGGTTGGCGTTGATTTTATAGCCGTTTATACACTCGCTGATGGGTCAAGACGAATGACCTACTCCTGCCCCAGTGCCTCGTCTTATGACGTAGAGGATACAAGTAGTTCGGCATCCACCTTATTAATTAAGGTAAAGATGTTGTCAATGAGTAATAGGATAAAGATGTTATAAACATTTTCTTAGAGTATTCTTCACTTATATATTGAAATGAATTTAAGTTTAGTTGAGGTAAAAAAGATTTGTTTTAAAGGTTAATGTTTCACAATTAAAGTCGATTTCTTAGTAGTGCTGCCCGTGAGGGTCGCACTATATTTTTGCCCAAAAGTAGCCATTCTTAGCCTAAATGCGTCCTTATCTGTTTTGAACTCGCTCTTAATTTTGCGTTGTATTTCAATAGAAATTTACTTTCCTTGGTAAGAGGATTGTTTCAGGATAACAACTTAATAACAAAAACTTATGAGCGGATTACGCACTAACGGACTTTTAGAAATTCTTACAACAAAGAAGTGGATGGTATCTCCTGACTTTGTTCATGGGGTTCGTGACGCTATTGAGAATAATCTTAATGGTCATGTTGCTTTGGAGACAAAGGGTAAACCTTTGGAGGCTTTCTATTCTTTGTCAGGGGATGTTTTTAAGGAGTATGCTATAGACAATGAGGGGAGTGCTTATAGGGATGGTCTAGTTCCTAAAGTTCCTTTCGTGAATGTTTTGAATGTTCTTGGTCCGATAACTCGTAATGGCGGGGCTTGTTCCTATGGTAGTGTTGATCTTAGAGACCTTATGATGAGGGCAGCAAGCTCACCGAATTGCTTGGGACACATCTTCTATATAGATACTCCAGGAGGTTCCGCTTGGGCTAAGAATGATTTTCAACAAGCTATCGACTTTGCCCACGAAAGAAAGCAACCTGTACTGGCTTTCATTGATGGCATGTGTGCTTCTGCAGGCATGTATCTAGCTTCTTTCTGCGATGAGAGATATTACATGCACCCTAAGGATAATATAGGTTGTATAGGTGTTATGGCAGCGTTTTATACCCAAAAGGATGGCTCTAAGGATAAATACACCAGCGAAACTTACCACGAAATCTATGATCCCGAGTCTTTTGATAAGAACAAGTGGGTGCGTGACATTGCTAATGATAATAACGATGATTTGCTGATAAAGGATTTAGCCGACCTTGGTGTTGAGTTTAGAAACGATGTGAAAGCTGCTTGCCCAAAAGCTACCGACGAACACTTACATGGTAAGATATTCGACGCAAAAGATGTAGAGGGTATTCTTGTTGACGGACAAAACACGCTGGCTGGCTGTATAGAACGTATTAAAAACCTTGCTGAAGAGAAGGGAAACCCGGCATCAGAAAGAGTTGAGAATAGTAATACTAAAAACAAAAATACAATGAATAAAAAGTATCAAACCATTGCAGACGCTTGTGGCGTTAGTGAGTTGGTTGTTACAGAAGAAGGTACTCACTTCGACTTGAGCCTTTGTGACAAACTCGTAGAAACGCTAACACAGGCGCAAACTACACGTGTAGAACTTAATGCAGCTAATGCTCTCGTCGGAAAGATGAAGTTGAATGCAGAAGAGCTTAAACAGGCTACCGAAAAGGCTGTTTCTGAAGCTGTGGCAAAGGCTAACGAAGAGCACAACAAGCAAGTTGAGGAATTGAAGTCAGCTAACGAGACTGCCCTTACAGAACAGAAGAGCACCTCTGATGCAGCTTTAGCTGAAGTACAGAAAGAGCTTGAGAGCGTTAAAGCTCAACTGGCAGAAGCCCAGCAGACTATTGCTGACCGTGACGAACAGATAAAGGCTCTTGTTAGCACTCCTTCTGAAAAGAAAGACGAGGGTGCTGCACCTGCAAACAACGGCTCTGGCACTCATGATGCACAACTTGTTGTAGGCGCACCGAAGTATGATCACTCTAAGAGTCCAGCAGAAAATGCAAAAGCCTTAGAGGAGTACAAGGCAAGACTAAACGCTATTGCTGCTTCAAAGACAGAAAGATAATAGCATAAGAGATTCGATAATAATAAAAAGTATAACAAATAAACCCATTATTCAGTATGGCAAAACCAGAATTTATCGGTAAAAACAATCTGACTCACATTGCTGATCAGTTTGCACCACAAATCGTCATGGGTGCAAGTTATTTCCGTCCAGAGGAAATGACTCGCCTCGGTATCAACGTTATCAGTGGTGTTCAGTTTAAGAACACTAAGACCATCATGGCTCGTAAGGGTGGTACAACACGCCGTAAGGTTGTTGGTACTCCTGTAGAGAACAAGATTGGCTTCTTGAAAGAGCGCGTACTAGTTGCTAAGTTGACATGGAATAGATTCCGTGACAATCGTGACAACTATGTGGAGACTCCTTACCCAGTAGAAGGCTCATCTGACTTCTCCTATCCTCTTTCTGAGGCAGCTTTCTTGGCTATCACCGCTACCTATGGAGAGGATCTTTTCTTGAACTTGTTCCATGGTAATCTTCAGAACGATGAGAATGGTCCTAAGGGTGCATTATCTTTGATGGATGGTTATCACACACTTGTCGCTCATGACATCGAGGATGGTATCATTAGCGAGGCTATGGGTAACCTTCGCCCTTGTGACGCTATCAGTGCTCCTGTTGATGACAAAGACATTGCTGCTTGGTTAGCAGTTGAGACGTGGATTCAGAAGTGGAACCCATCACTCAAGAGTCAGAAAGAGGTGCTTATCTATTGTGATACCACTCGTGCTTCTTACATTGAGACTGCTTATGCAAATAAGTGGCATGGTAACAAGGGCGTAACTTATGTTGATAACACTATTAACTTTAAAGTTACAGAACACCCTAACATTACCTTTGTTCCTTCAGATGTCTATGGCGAGGGTGAACGTTTGATGGCTACAATCAAGGGCAACCTTGAGTATGGTGTCAATACGAACGATAGCCGAACAAAGATTTCTGTCCGTGAAGGAAGTGATGATGATGCGGAAGACATCATCTTCCAGGTTCAGTCTATTCAAGGTTGTCGCATCTTGAATCCTTTGTCCTCTGCTTTCGTCGTAAGTACAGCTGCTATCAAGGATAAATTGGTTTCTGGTGACTATCAGAATGCGACCCTCGTTGTTACATCAAATGATGAGAAGTTAGGAACAGTACAGGTTGATGGCGCAAAGAACGACCCAACGAAGGAGTACGCTCCTAATACTTCTGTCACCTTGAAGGCTGTAAAGACTGGAACAAATAAGTTCGTTCGTTGGAGTAACGGCAAGACAGCGGAGGAGATTACTATTGTCACCGATGGTTATCCAATGTCATTAATGGCAATCTTCTCAAAATAGAGTTCTACATTTAGCGGGGAGGAATCTTCTCCTCCCTGCTAATTCTTTTCATTAAACTACAAAATATAAACAGATATGGCAGAAGTAAAATGCCCAACTTTGGGTAATATTCTCGATACAGAGAGTTGCGTAGAGAATCTCGCTGGTATGGGGTCTGTAGTCTATGTCGGTGTAAAGAGTGAGTTGAAGAGACCACTTACAGCTGAAGACAATGTTTACAACACACCAGAGTTTGAGAGTGGTAAGGGACTTTATCGTTTCGATTGTAAGGACGAAAGTCAGAAGATTGAAGGCTCTTCGCTGAAGAATAACAAGGGTTTTTCGTTGAAAGGCACATTTGTTATTGACCTTGTGAATGAGCTTGTTTCTAAGTATGGTCGTTCGCTGAATAACCTCAAGATTTTCCTTATCTTCCCAGAAAATGGGAAGTCTCAGATTATGTATGACCCTATCAGGAACATCAAGTTCGAAGATGGTGGTATCAAGACTACGACAGGTGCTCAAGCCTCTGACGAGCGCAATACTACTTGTGAGGCTGTTCTAAAGCCAGTATTCTATCCTAACCTTTATGTTAAGGAGCCTACCGCAGGTTGGGACTCTCTCCTTGCATCAAAGGCATCAGGTGGTGCTCCCCCTGCTTCAGGCGTACACTCATAAGACACGCTTTTTGGTCATAATTATGTAATAAAAGTTAGCCTATTTATAAGGTTTTTCCTTATAGATAGGCTTTTTCCTGTCCTACACGTTTTAGAAAGAAGGCGTAACTTTGTTATTAGAAAAACAAGCGTCTATGATAGAAAATAAACTTTTCTCTTCAATGTCTGAAAAGGAACAACGGGCATGGTTAAAAGAGTTTCAACTATGGACGGGGCGAACCTTACCTCGTTTAGAGAATCCTTCTTGTCCTTGGACGAAGAAAGATAGAGAGGCTATGGAACGTGGACTTTGGCTTATTTCGTCTTTCTTGTTCTGTCGTTCTTTTGTTTATGATGCCTCCAGCTTTGGAGAATATGACCGTCAAATAAAGCCTATGCGCCGTTATGTAGACAAGGTGCAAGAGGAATTGAAGAAGTATATTTCTATCCAAACAATAGACCTTACTGACCCCTCTTTACTCAAGCCACATGTTGGTCGCCCAACTAAAGCCGAAGCTGCCGCACGTAAGTTAAAGGAGGAGCAGGAACGAAAAGAAAGAGAAAAGATTCAACCGCAGTTATTTGCTGAGGACAATAGTTTTTTGGAGAGTCCTCGCTTGGAAGTTGTTATTCCTCCTAGAATGCCCAACGCAGGAACAAGGTTACATCTTGACCAGTTAAAGTGGTTATTATCTCCTGCTTTACAGGACGCAGTAGATAGCATTCGTGATTTGCGTTCTCTTGCTGCCAGTAATGCGGAACAAGCAAAAGCCTTAGCTTTGGCTGGAGGTAGTCCAAAAGATATTAGCCAATATGCTAAAGCAGCCGCTCATTATACGGAAGAGTATGGTAAAATCTACGATAACGTGGATAATGAGTTAGCAAAGGTATATGTACGCCTTGGGGATGATACACGCTATCAAAAACAAATGAAGAAACAGCGAGTAGACATCAAAGGACTCCGCCACCTCCTTCGCTTTTATTATAATAAGATGCCTGAAGGATTCCGAGAGCAAGTAAACAGGGAGATAGAATATAACGACCCGAAGCAGGCTAAGCAAAGGGCAAAGGAAGAAGAGAAGCACAAAGCTGCTCTAAAGTTGATGAAGTATATTGTGCGCACGGACAAGCCTAATACCCCTGTCAGAATCCGTGGACTTGAGAAGCGTCTTAAAGAGTTAACTAAGTTGATAGGGAAAGAAAAGGCAAAAAGATACCAGCCCTATATTGATTATGCTAAGAGTCATCCTGGCGAGATACCTGGAGAAGCTCTTAAAGGTTTTAAAAAGAAAGGATAATATATGAGTAGACCATCTTCTAAATATTTAGAAAAGGTAGAACGCTGGATGTTAGGCGGACTTACCATTGATAGAATGAATATGACCTTGGAACAGAAGTTTCGGGCAAGGATGGCTTACGAGGCTTATCAAGTTTGGCAACAGGATAAGCAAATCCGTCCTGCTGATGTTATGCGCCGTTTAGCAGCAAGGGAATATTCTATTCTTCTTGATACATCTGAGAATGCTATAGACGATAATAAAAGAGAAGTAGCAAGGTCATACGTTGAAGCACTTAGAATTAAACCTGGCACTCCTCGTACCATTACTGAAATTAGTAATGATGTAGCGGTGTTTAATTGGATTGTTGGTCGTTTTGATACCCCCGTTGATAATATTGAACGAGCAAAGGTTGTTGATGCGTCTGATTGGTTAGTTCGTGAAGGAATGAAACGTGGGGATGCTAGAAGTGTAAAATCGGGTGCAGACTTAAAGATGCGCCTTCATAACGACTTTAAAGAGGATGAGAATGCTTCCGAACAGATGCCTACAACGGATATTAATATTACAGGTGACGTTTCTGTTATTAAGAGTGATCAAGTCAATTACACCGACGAGGAGAAGAGAAGGTTGGCAAAACGCTTTGGCTTAACTTCTAAGGAATTTACAGACCTTGTTGAATCAGAAGACGGAACTTGGCAATTAGCTGATGAGGGTTCTAAGGAAGAGCCTGAGAAAGATTTTTATGAGGAACTTGATCCAAACGCAGCAGAATAATGAATCGTAGAGACGTTTATATGAATAAAAAGCAGCAGCAGATTTATTATGCTGGTGCAAAGGATGTAAGAGTTTTGGGTGCACGTCGTTTTGGAAAGACAGACGGCGTTATTGGTCCACGTATCTATACTGTTAGTATGTCTATGCCACGTGGTACTAATCTTTGGTTAGGTAATAGCCGAAAGCAGCTCTATACTCGTACTGTCCCCGGTACTATTGCTGCTTTGGAACGTTTCTATGGTTTAAAGGAAGGTACACACTTTGGATGGGGGCGACCTCCTAAGTGGGTTCCCTCCCCTATTCTAAAGCCTAAGACTTATGATAATGGTATTTGGTTTGCCAATGGTTCTTACTGGCAATTAATCTCTTTAGCGGTTAGTGGTAGTGCGAACTCTATTACGGCAAACTCTATCGTTGCAGATGAGTGCAAATTCATGTCTAAGTCGAAAATTGATGGAGAGGTTATGCCTGCTTTATCTGGTATAACACATCCTTTGAGTGACCCCGCTTTCTCTGAACAGAACCCTCTTTATAAATCTACTCTCTTTGCTTCTGATGCTTCCTTAACCGCAAAGGGGAATTGGTTGGAGAAAGAAGAGGATAAGTTAGACTTAAAGATTGAAATGGGTAACTTTGCTGGTAAGACTTATCGTGAGATTCAGGATGAGTTAACAAAGTATGCTGACAGGGTTATCTATTTCAATGAACTTCTGCGTCGGGCTAAGATGACAAAGCATGAGGTGATTGTTTTGCGGGAAGAAGAGAAAGCTCGCATCCTTGCTTTAGCTGATGCTATCAAAGCTCGTGAGGGGGCTTTCCATATTGTTGCCCCCAATAATGCAAAGAACGTGAGCAAAAACGCTCTGCAACAACTCGTAGCTTATAATGTTATCTCTGCTTCTGATGCTGAATTAGTCTATAACTATGAGTTTATCCTTACCCCCGAGGAGCATTTCGAGTTAGGAATGTTACGCAATTCTAAGAAGTACGCAAAGCATATAAATGAGTTACGTTGCAATGCTTTTACCTTCTATCGTGCGTCCACACTTGATAATATTGATTTGATAGGTCAGAACTATATTGCAAAGATGAAGCGTGACCTTCCGCCGATTGTCTTTTCAATCAGTATTCTCGGTATGAAGCAAACGAAGAGTAATGATGGTTTTTACTCTAATCTTGATATTGAGAATGTCCACGGATATATAGACGAAGATTGTCCTGCGATTGATGATTCTTTCAGATTGAAGACAGCGAGTACCATAAGTGGTGGACAACAAATTGATACGGACTATGAAACCCCAGACTTTGGTGCTTTACAAGATCTGAAAGACTGTACACGTGATGGAGATGTTGTTGATAGTTTGCCCCTTTACATAGCTTGTGATTATAATGCTAATATCAACTGGATGGTTACAGGGCAGCTTTATCCACGTGATGGCGTGGAAGCCTTGAATGTAATTTCCTCCATGTATGTGAAGAATGAACGTAAACTTCGGGAGTTATGTCAAGACTGGTGTCGCTATTATGCACCACATCGGGCAAAGAATAATAACGTAACTTTCTTTTATGATAGTACGGCAAAATTCCGTGTTTACGCCGTCCAGTCTGAAGATTTTAAGGACATTGTCATATCCGAATTGACACGTTTCGGTTGGGCTGTCAATGCTATTGATATGGGACGCCCGATGGAACATGAGCAAAAGTATAAGGATATAAACGAAAGTCTTGCTGGCGCAACTTATCCTGCCATTCGTTTTAATCGTGAAAATAACGAGGCTCTCATCGTTGCCCTTGAGACTGCCGAGGTTTCTATTGGTTACAAAGGATTCAGAAAAGATAAGTCGGGTGAGAAACTTTCAGAGGAAGCTGATGATGCTGTTCGCTTAGAGTATAGAACAGATGGTACTGATGCTTTTGATTCTTTGTTCCTTGGTTGTAAATATTTCCTTTATCACATGGGGGGAATGTGTTTCCCTGGAGGTTCCCGTTAGTAGTTTCCTAACATTATATATATATGCTATAGGAAAGGCATAAATACCCTTTTAAAAAAACGTATATAGATTTTTAAGAAAACGTACCTCCGTTTTTGGTAAAACGTACCTCCGTTTTTGCGAAAATGTACCTCCGTTTTTTTGAGGACTATTTTAGCCTTTCCTGAAAGCGTATTGTCCTAACCATATTCTGGAGTATTTTTATCTTTGTTGTGTCAATTAAGAATCTATCGTATGCCGAGACAACAACCAAAACTCTCCTTCCAACAACTAAGGAATTATACTGAGAAATTCTCTTGGGAAGACCAAACAACGGGCTTACGCACCACGGGATATAATCCTCCCGCTGATGCAAAGATGATAGAACGAGTACCTTTCTTCATTCGATTTGTTACTCAAAGTGGAATCTTAGAAGAGGGAAATGTAGTTTGTTTGAAAGTTGATTTGAAGCGGCACCAACGTATGATTCAGTTCGTTAATAGTGGCGAGATTCGCATAGCTTGTGATTATCTTATTATCGAGGTTGATGGCGTTAGATTTTTTACTCACTAAGGATATATATGGGAACAAAGAAAGGTAAAGGAAATGTGAGTCAGGTAGTTGGTACTAATGGACTCAAAAAGAAACAAGCCGAGCTGGAAAGCAAGGGATATTCTGTTTTATATCCAGGACATTACATCACTGGAAACGAGAGACAGGAGACTACGTGGAACGAGTTTATCCATGCACAACTCCAGACGGCATCATCGGCTTTCGATGGCGGTAACGGCGGAAAACAAAGAGTTGCTATGGCTTTTTCGAGTAGCGGTCAAGAGCATAAAGGCGGTGTAGACAATATCGGCACGAAAGACTTAGGCTGGATGGACTGGGGAGCTGGGAATAATATCCCGAATGTTGTTTCCCTTCTTTCAAGTATTCTGTCTTATACAGCTGCTGGTTGGAAGTTCAATAATGACCTTTGTATCGGTAGAGGGCCAGAACCAATGTATCATTATACGCAGTATGTTGGAGGAAATATAACAGAAAAAGATATACCTTATCTTTCTGCCGACAAATTGATTCGTGGGCTTATCATAGACAAACAGCGTGAGTTGCGTAATATTTCTCCCTCTAACGACCTTTCTTTCTCTGAAAATTCAGTCTTTAATGTTGACGATGATGAGGACATCAAGCGTACACTGAAGGAGGAAATATCCGAATTGCAAAAGGATTTGGAACAATGGAAGGCAACATCCGAGGAATTGAGAGAGTTCTTAAACAATAACAACCTCAAGCACGTTTACTTATCTCTTAGTGGAGATATGCAAATGCTTTGGATGTGTTTCCCTGAAATCCTCTTGAATCAGCAAGCGATTGATGATAAAGGGAACCCAGTTGATTCTAAAACGTGGAAACCTAAGGCGGTTGGACTTTCTTATCGTCCAGCACATTCTTGCCGATTGGAACGAATGGATAAGGATAATCGCATCAACTATGTTTATGTAAGTAATAGCTGGATGGATCAGCCTTTTGTTACGTCAAACGGAACAGACGTTTCTTTCGCAGCTTATCCAGCTTTAAGTCCTACCTCCCCAGTAGCCGACCTCCAAAAAGCTGTTAGAAAGGCTCGCCAATCGAATGTGTCGAAAGAGGAACGCCCCACCCGATTCATCTTCCCATCTTACTATCCAACAGTTGGACGTCCTTATTATCCTGTACCTTCTTGGCATTCTATTTTTAGTGGAGATATTTATGAGTATCTCTCTACAATTATATCCGACCGATATAATCGCAAGAAGAATAGCAATATTATTGGGCGCATTATTTACATTCATAATGCTTACTTACAACAGCTCTTTGTACAAGAGAAAGTCGGATCAAACACAGTAAAGCAAGATGAAATACGTGACAAACTTTACAAAGAGATTAATACTTGGTTAGGGAATAGAGATAATAGCGGGCAATCTCTTGTTGCTTTTACTTTCTTTGGAAGTGATGGTAAAGAGCATAAGTCGTTTGAAATTGTAGAAGTAGAAAGTAGTAGTAAAGATTCTGTAGCTGCTAACGAAAAGGAAACAGCCGAAGTGAGCAGTATTATCTTTATGTCCATGGGACTTGATTCCCAATTACTCGGTTCGTCCCCTCTAAGCCTGTTAGGAAAAGGAGGAGGAACAGATTTGCGTGAGCGTTATCTATTGAAACAGATACAGATGTCGCCTACCCAACAAATCCTCTTACAAGCGTTGGAGGTTGTCTCCCGTTTCAATGAATGGGATGATCATTTACGTTGGCAAATAGGTCGAGAGGTTATGACAACGCTCGATAGAAGTAAGACGGGAATAACTAAACAAGAGGAGGAATAAAGAATGTTAGTAACAACACTTGAGGAATTAAGATTGTATTCACCCGCTAATGCTCTGGATAATATTCAGACTATTAGTGGCTATTTGGATAGTAGTGAGCATGATTTCTTAGAGGACAAATTAGGAACGCCTCTCTATGAATCTTTGCTAGAGTACTATCGTAATCTTGCGAATAGTAATGGTATCAGTACCTTTATTGATGATATTCTGTCAAACAATCCTTTATCTCCTTATCAACAATTACTTTCATTGGCACAACGATGTATTACTTTTGATGCGCTCGGTCGTTCCATTGATATGCAAGCTATAAGCGTAAATGGGTCGGGAGTTAATGTTTCTACAGCTGATAATTATGGTAAAGCTGAAGAAAAAACCATCCAAGCCTATAAAGCAACTTGTTATCGTGAGTCTCATGCTGCAGTAAATCGTTTGCTAACGACATTAGAAGGTTGGGTAAAGATTGAGAAGCCAAAAGAGAATGCTAAAGAAAATAGCGATACCGAAAAAGCAAAGATTGCGGAACTATGGCAGAAAAGCCGTTACTATTATCTTGCAGCTAGCTTGATCATACCTTCAGCCGAAGTACTTCAAGAATATCTTAATATTTATGATAATAGAGAGAAATTCATTACAATGCTTCCTGATTTGCGCTATATACAAGAGGATATAGTCGCACCTGTTATTGGAGAGGATTTGTTGGATAAGCTAATTGATACAGCAACAAAGGGTACACAAGAGAAACTTCTTCTCCGTATTATCCATTATCTTCGTAAAGCTACTGCACGTCATCTAGAGTCTCGCACAATGGCAATAAAGGTTGGTGACCCACGCAAGGAACAAGCACACGATGAAGCTGTCGCCCTTTTGTCCTCTTGTGCGGAATACATCAAGGTACATCAGCAGGACTTCCTAGAAGATTGGACGGAGGTACTGAAATTATCTCCCCTTTATATCCCTGTTGCTACAGAATCCTCTAATAAAAACACTTTTGAGAATAACCAAGATGGGAACGTCATATTTGTTACACCTTCATTAAACTAGCTTATGTTTGAAACTGCTCCTAGAATCAATCTACATCTTCCTCACTCGTGGAACCATTGTACGCTTGAGGAACTCCGTACCATAGCAAGAGTGTTTAGAACGGGGGTTAGCAATTCAACCCGTTATAAGCCTTTCTCTATGCACTCGGCAAAGATAGCTTTGTTCTTTGCTTTTGCAGGCTTAGAAGTTTTGTCTCCTATTAATCCTCGTGTACCTGTTGAATCCCAGTATTATGAGGTTCGTTTCCGTTGTTCTAAGTGGAAGCGTTTTTGGCTGAACTTGTTTGATAGGTTAACAGCACAAAATGGTGATAAGTTTAACTTATATCTATGGCAAATTTCTTATTGGATTGATCCCCAGAAAGATGTTATAACAGGAAAGGAAAAGGCTGGTATGCTTGATTGGTTGGATAGAGAGAAGTCTATTGGCTTATTAGTCTTTCCTTTTGATTCTATTAAGCGTCGCAAGGGCTTCTGTCTGTTCCGTAAGGAGTTCCATGGACCAGCAACTTTGATGCAAGACTTCTCTTGGTCACGTTATCGTATAGCGCAAGATTATATGGCACTTTATGTGGAGCAGAACAATACATTACTCCAAATGTCGCAGCAGGGGGATAAAGTATCTCAACGTGATTTGATGAAACAAGCAAAGACTGTAGACCTAACACGTGCGATGTTCTTAGCTTGTATCTTTAACGGGAAGGTTAGTGTTGTGGAAGAGCAAAGTCAGAAGGTTCGCAAAGAATGGGCTTATCAGTCCAATCAGTTTTCTGATAATGCTCCTTACTTCCGTAACTTTGATGAGATTGATTGGCAATTAATCCTATTCTGGTGGCAGGGTATGATGCACTATTTACAGCGTCATTACCCCCGTTGCTTCAAAACGCAAAAGACAGAAGGCAAGATTGCGAACCCACTTGAATTATACACCCGAACAACCGCTACTATGGAGAAGTATTTAGGACTGGATGAAGATAAGGTGAACCGACAATCATTCCAGATAGTACTTCAACACATGGAGGATATGGCTAGGGAGAGTGAGGAGATGGATAAGATAAAGTAAATAGATATGGCTACAGATTACGATAAGTTTAAACGAATGTCCTTTGAAGTTCTTGCTCATAGTGGTAATTGTGCTGAGAGCCGTGCAGACTTTCAAGCTGCTTCGTCCGTACCAGAAATGGTACAGGCGTGGAAGAAGTATTGGAATGGTTTGCTAACGGAAGTCCCCTACCCCGCCGTTGCTGCTATTTCTAGCGTTTATCACGAGTATAAGGATGAGATGAATAAGGCTGGATTGTATTTAAACGAGGGACGGGATGATGGTATGATCCTCGTTTCAAATTGCAAAGAAGAGCTACATTTTGGTGGAAGGGCTAATGTGTATGTCATTGGAATGGCGACTATCCACGCAACTGATCATGCCTCTGTCTATTGCCGTGAACGTTTGTCAAAGATATATCTGCACGATTATGCTACGGCAAATATCATAGCAGGACATCTGGAGTTACACGACCGCTCCTTTGCGGTAGCTTGTTGCCACACTACTTGCTTTGATGCTTCCGAAGCACATCAGATGGGAGGTAAGCTCTTTGATTATGGGCATAGAATTATCGAAGCCCACAATGACGCTCTTATCTATTCCGACAATAAGAAGAATATCTCCTTGTATGAAAAGGCTTCCATCTTACCCCTTAACCCAAATAAAGATAAGCAATGAAAAGTCATATAGCTATAAAAGCAAAAGGGAAAGAGATAGTCCTTCCAGAGGACTTCTCTATCGATATAGATGATCAGAACCCTCTCTTCAATGAAACGGAAATGTTTTCTTATCCCGTTCCTATCCCTATGGAGGGTAATCGTTTCTTGGTACAGAATATGGACAGCCCTATTAGTGACCTCCGTCCTGTTTCGCTGGAGCATACCCCCATGCAGATTATTGTTGACGGCTTACCCTTCCGTTCGGGTGGCGCAAAGCTAGCAGAGGATGAGGAACTTGACGGCAATCTATCTATGAATGTTGACTCTGCAACGCAGAGCTTTACGGATCTTATAGGCGATTTGTCTTGTCGTGACATTCCTGTAAAGGATAAGATTTTGATAGGCGAGAAGATTGGTAATATTAAAGCTACTTGCGACTATAAGTTTCACGCAACTATAACTTATAGAAAGCGCAAGAAGTCTAAACGTTCCCTTTCTTCCCCAAAGAATGACACCGCATCCGCAACCTTCGAACCACAAGCTCTAGGTTTTTCCTATCCTGGTACATGTGAAGTTAAGGCTGGTAGTACTATCCAAGAGGCGGTTGTGAAAACGACACACGACTACCCCAATGATAAGCGTGTGAATATCCCAAAGGTAACTAAATCGTTTATTAATGTATCTGAGCCTTATCCTAACAAGCCGTATTGTAATGCCCGTGTGTGCTATAAGCACTTAGGGATAGAAGATGGTAAGACTAGCTCCGATACCATTAATCCGAAGGATGCTACAAATACGTATGAGGACTTTTACCCTTATTGGGTGCTTGATGCGGATAGACCGCAATCGGGTGTTTGTTTCTATGTGCTTTACTTCTTAGATTGCCTCTTTGCCCATTTAGGCGTCGAGTTTGATAATTCCGCCTTACGTGAGATAGGCGACCTAAACCGCCTGTGTTTCTTTACTACACATTGCAAGTACGATACTGCCCCAATACATGGAGTTGGTGATAAGCAATATATATGGAAATACAGCATCCTAAAGGATAAGAAAGGTAATACGCTTGAAACAACGCAGAAAGTATGCCTTGGTGCTTATCTTTCTAAGCAGTTAGAAGTAACTGGTATAACGGAATATTACCTGTTTTCAAACTCTCAAACTGAGATGCCTCTTGCCCCTGTAAGTGGTACTGAGTTACGTGGATGGACATCCTCTCCCCAAGGGGCTAGCGTAGAGAATCGTTATCTATGGTCTGTGCAACTTATATCATTCTCTGATGGAACATCCGCAGTAACTATTCCTTATTGGTTGGGTATAGAGAAAGATACACCTATTACCTCGGTTGACCATTACTATGTAGCTTCTGACAATACTACCCTTGTTCCAACACAAGGATGGTCTACAAGTATCCCCGCTTTCGCGGCTGCAAAACCTTTCTTCCAGAATATGGATGATATGAATAAATGGTTAGAAAGTCGTGGCTGCGGTGGTAAGTTTACCTTTGAGGAAGAAAGCACAAAGGAGGTACAGAGCTTCGATTATCAAGAGCAGTTCCTTGGCGGTCTAACGATAGCTAAGACGGTTGTTGTAGGGCAGGATAATATAGAATCGGTGAAGATTTCAGCAAAGGTATCCAGCAAGACAATAACGGGTAATGTTCTCGGTATGTATGCTAATAGCCAGAACTTCCCTGATGAGAGTGTGAGTACGATTATCAAGTCATTGGAGAATAGCTTTGGTATCAAGTTCTATTACGACTACGAGCGTAAGAAGGTGACGGCTTACATGCTTCGGAAGATCTTCCGTTCCCAGCAAGCCCCTATAGATTTTGCGGGTAAAGTCTATAAGATGCACAAGGTAAACGAGAAGATAACGGGTTTCCGTATGTGTTATTCTAAGGAGAGCGACACTAAGGAACAACGGCAAAACATCACAAAGGGTAAGAAGGACTATAACACGGACTATGATTATATAGAATATCCACGCCAACGTACTATTACTGATAAGGTATATAAGCAGATATACAAGAATCTTAGTTCCGCTGACTTAAACGTATATGTTGACAAAACTACGGGTAATGCCTTCCGTGTGAAAGTCGATTCAGAGGCTTCGGACGCTAACTCGTTGCGCCCCGTTCTCTTCGAGGTAGGAACGTACAAAGGCGTAAGTCTCGGTGATTGTTCTAAACAGAATGAGGATTACGTAAAGGAGTTTGCTAGCAACTTCGAACCTATGGTCTTTAATGACGTAAACTATCGGAACGAACTGGCTCTTGCTGGCGGGCTTTCCATTACTGGTACGGATTCGGAAACGGGAAAGACGTATTCCGTTACGAACGTGAATAAGAATCGCGTCTCCCCTATCTTAGCTGCTTTCATCAACGAAGATATGGAGCATGAGTTTGTGTTACAGAAGATACGCAATCTCTTAGGCTCGTCTTGGGCTGATTTCTATCTAACAGAGGAACTGCGCCTACGTGAGAGTTACGACCCCAGTAAGACGGAAGACGGCAACTCCCCTCTCCAAAGTAAGGATTGGGGATTGGCTATAGCTATTATGCGTGGTGGTGGTGTAGATGCGGACGTACAACGTTACGACTATGACTTTGATGGCTTTGGTAACAGCAAATGGCGCATGGTTGCAGGCGAGTACGCTCTTACGTCCGACTCTATCGATATGATGGGAAATGAGTACGATTATAACGGCACGCAGGAAGGCGTGGGCAATGAGGAACGTTTTTCACTCAAGATATGTGCGTACAAACGACCCGAGTGGGCTCCAGCCCCATTATGTGACCCTGACGTTAGGAATAAGGCGGGTAAGGTGGAGAAGAAGATACTTACCCGTGGGCTGTATGATACGTTCATGTCTGAGTACGCTCACTTCTTGCTCCATCGTAAGAAGTATATTATCCATTGTACAGCCACCGCTGCACAAATAGCCGACATACCCAATCATTGGCGGGAACGCTATCGTATCAATGGTGTTGTGGGGTATATAAACAAGGTATCGTATAACATCTCCGTTAAGGAGGGCATAAAGGATATAGAGATTGAATTTTACGCTTTATAAGATATGGAACAGAAGAATAACACACTCTTTGCGGATGTAGTCAACTGCTTACAATCCGTGTTGCGTCGATACGCAGATGATGATGTAACGATAGAAATGCATACGGACTTACGGCGTGACCTCGCCTTAGATAGTCTTGATTACTTCGATCTTATCGGTTTCGTTGAAACACGCTTTGAGGTTCATATTTCGGGTGAATCACTAAGGGGTATCACTCGTTTCGACGAGGTGTGTGCCGTACTCACGCAAGTTATAGAACAGCAACGGAATCATTTAAACAAAGGATAAACTATATGGCAACATCATTAGTTCTTAAATCGGGGTCACCGCTTATCGGTTCGCCTATCACGTATTCGGTTATCGCTGGTTCCTACACAGGCGTTATCTCCTTCCATAAGGTGTACATCGAGATAAAGGCTGCTATCAATGGTGATGACCATTGGACAACAACAACTGTCTCGCAATCTGTTGCCGAGGGGGAACAGGTGGAACTCGACATTTCTTCCGCGCTTCGTGCTGCTGCCGACCGCTATGAGTATGACGTTCATCCCCCACAGGTTTATCCTTTTGTGGCGTATTCGCTTGCTGCATATGACCAGTACATGCAGGATGGCGAGATACATACTTCGGCTAGGACGGAGAATCCAGGGGGGCGAGCTCTCATGGGTGCTTACTCTGACTTAGAACGCTTACTGAGCAATGGGAATAAGTTAGCGCAACACTTTACACGCAAACCCAAGACGGGTATGGAGGTGGTTGCTGTTGGTGAGACTTTTGTCTATCCTCAATCATTTGATAAGCCTGTTAGCCTTGGAAACGTAACAACGGGTCCAACCTCTGTTGAGATTGAGATAACGCTGGAGGGGGCACAAACGATTAACGGCAGACAAGTCTTCGCTCATCGTTCCGCCCCACAAGACCGCTACGAGATACGTTTCATTAACGGCTTAGGATGTATGGAAAGTGTTTCGTTACGCTCGTTACGCACGACGGAGGTTAATATAGAAAAGAACACTTACGTCCGCTCATTGCAAGAGACCTTTGGCGCATTCTCCCGCAACCTTGTCACGAAAGAGAATGACCACGAAACATGGAGCCTATCCACTGGACCCATAAACAAAGAGTGGCAGTCATGGTATCTGCATGAGTTCTTAATGAGTACCACTGCATGGATCAAAGTGGAGGGTCATTGGTTGCGCTGTCATATCATGCCGAACGAAACCATCTCGGGTTTAAACCGCACGGATAACGCTATACTGGAAGTTGTCTTTGAGGTGCAGTTCGATATGAATGGCTCGTTATCGTCAGCTTTACTCGTATAATATTAATTTTTATGTGGCATAATTATCGTTAAAGACTGCTAGTGTGGGGGCTTTCCCCCATTAGCGGTCTTTTTCTTTGTCCTATGTGTTTTTCGCCTTTTTCTTATCTTTGTCCTATAACATTAATGATGTTTTGAACGATGACAATAAACTCGTCTAGCAACTATTGGATAAGCCCAACGGCTCTCACTATAACGCTGAATGCGAATGGTGATAAAGACTATATACAAGCGAATGTCGCTGGTGGCGCAATGATCATGTGCTATATGCCAGGTATCGACGGGTTAGGCTTTGATAATGGTCATAACTATCAGCGGTGGCAGTTGGTGGCTAACCCCACTTACTTCAATTCCGAGACGGAGAAGTATGTTTACGTGGCTATCCCCCGAACCCGTAAGGCGGATAACGATGTGGCATTGGTTGTGTTCCCATCTGAGAAGATAGATGTTTACGGCAAGAATACGGCAGAGGAACAATTAGGTTCTGCCGACTATTACTACATCTATTTACAAGGTATCATTTCTGCCTCTGTTGTGAATGGAGAGGAGCATGAACGTGTTTGGACGGCGCATATCGAGACAGGTACGTTATCGTCTGACGAAGCTCTCACGGCTGGAGGAGATAATACATGGTGGCGACTGAATATTGTTGATCAAACTGTATCGTTCCTCAAGGAGGTTCTTTCGGCTACGATTCGTGACCTCACATCAACGTTTGTGCGTGTAACGAATCTTGTGTTCCCATCTGGTACAATTACGGGTATAGCGAATAAGAACACACCGCACGACTCGCAGATGGATATTGTTACGCCCGAATTTCTCTTCGGTAATACGGATGCTCGTTTCGTACGTCGTGATATTGATGATAAGCTGAATAACCTCCTTACATTCTTACAAGGTATTCACTTTGGTGAGGACTTCCAGCAATCTTTAAGCGGGGCTGGTATCTATAAGGATGATAAGGGACAATGGCACATTGAGGGTGACATTCTGCACGCAAGACGTAAGTTGAGTGCCGAGGTGGTGGAGCTGATGAAGAGCTCTCACATAAAAGGTAAGGTGATTAATTCCCCCGGCGGATTTGTTATCTCCCGTGTGGAACGTCACGCAGAGGAGCACTTTTATCGTTGTTTCTTCCTACAGAAGGATGCCGACGGCAGGCAAGTAAGCAACACGATGGGGCTTGATGACCTTGCCCTTTGTGAGACGTTTAACCTTGTGGGTGACGGCGGTGAAATGGCTAATCACTATTGGCACAGAAGGGTGGTTGGTATTGGCAAAGACCACGTTGACATTGCTGATAACACGAACGCTGCGGACTATGCTAGTGGTAGTGACATCCCTCAAGAGGGCGACGAGGTGGCGACATTGGGCAACTTCACGAATAAGGAGCGTCAGAGTGCTATCATTCAATCGGCGGCAGGAACGGGCGCACCTTACTTGAAAATCTTGCGGGGTATCGACTCGTTTGTCTTGCCACGTCCCGTCTTCTTATTCGATAATGAACGCTTTGAAATTCGTATTGAGAACCCGCAGAGCACGGGTGAGTACGTTCGTTTGGAGGATTATCTCGGGGGCTTACAAGGGTCATTGGATGCCGTTAGAACGCAGACGGATAAGCAACTTGTGATATGGTTTGGTGATGCTGTTCCTAATGAAACGAACGCTCCAGCCAACACATGGACGGAGGCGGAAAAGGAGATGCACTTGCATGACATCTATTACAACCGCTCAGTGGCTCAGACGGGTGGCGGAAGGGCTTATTCGTGGGAAAAGGATGGCGATAATACGTACTCATGGCACGAGATAACGGATGCGGATGTTCTTAAATCATTAGAGGCGGCGAAGCAAGCTCAGACTACAGCGGACGGCAAATGCCGTGTGTTTGTGCGTGACACGCCCGTTCCGCCTTACGACAAGGGCGACCAGTGGGCAAAGGCTACACACGGCACGAATTACAAGGATGACCTATTGGTTTGCGTTCGTCCTAAGACGTCTAACGAGACTTTTGATATAGAAGATTGGGCTCCAGCACAGAAGTATACCACGACTATGTTCGACGCTCAACTGAAGGTTGGAGATAAGAGCATTGACGCATACGTGCGTGATTTGGTGACAGGATTAGAGAGGGTTGGCTTCCACTTAGACGGGGAAAATAGTTTGATGAAACTTATAGCCGAGCGAGTGGGATTCTATGGTACGGACGGCAAAGAGTATATCAAGGTGGGGCGTGACAAACGGGGGATTCCTTACTTCATCTTTATGGATGAAGACGGCGTGACGCCTGCTTTCAACCTCGGATATAAAGGTCTGCAGGACATTATTAACGAGGCGGGAACGCAGCACTGGACACGTGTTATGATTTACGCCTCCCCCGATGGCAAGTTGGGACTCACACCAGGAACGACGATAGCAGCCGAGAACATTTGGCGTGGAGAGGGCAAGAAGCGGAAGAAAAAGACGGAAGGTGGCGTGGATGACCCTGACGATACAATGAAGGTGGAACCCGACGATGGATACGAGTTAGTTGTAGCTTATATGTATCATGCAGCCTATATCGTACAAGAGAATGGCGTAAAGAAATACATCTATGGGGAATATGACAAAATGCTCTTCACTACGTCAGAACTGCATTCTTTGTCGGATAGGATACCAACGGGCGAACCCCTCGCAAAGGCTAATATCATATCGCCTTCAGGATCATGGTACGTGGGTGATGGCGTCCCCGTCAACGCCTCGAGAACGGCTCGGGAATATCCTTTGTACTTCGTTAGACCTACGGAACAAGGAGGTAAAATCATAGCACAACGCCGTCTGAAACTATCTAGTTCGTTATTCTTCGATACAAATAAGGATTTGAGTGTGTTCGGGCAGATAGAAGGCGAAGAGGGGGCATACACCGACAGGATAAAAATGCCTGGCGTTCCCTCCCCTAGCGAGTAAGCCTCATTGACACGTATGTGTCAGCGGTGGTAACACATACGTGTTAGTAGCGGTAACACATACGAGTAAAAAACGTGATACGTATGTATCATTAAAACAATAAACGCTCCGCCCATAAACAAAAGCCCCGAGGGAGGAGATGTAAGGGGTAATAACTATTTTCTTTTTTTACAACAATGGAAAAGAACTTAACGTATGTGCTCAAGGAGCAAAAGATGTCCCTTGGCTCAAAGAAGGGTAAGAAAGTGTTTATCGCACGCCCTACAGATCGTAAACGCATCACACATCGTCGCTTTTGCGATGAGGTAGCACGCGCAACAACCTTTACTAGCGTGGAGGTGGAAGCCGTACTACGATTAGCTGCCGAGGTGGCTAAGTCTCACGTCGAACAAGGCGAGAGTGTTGACTTTGGTGACATGGGTTCGCTGAGCCCGTCATTCAAGAGTGTTTGCGTTGAGAACGCAGCGGACTTCAATCCGCTGAAGCACATCACCCGTCCCGTCGTGAAACTCCGTCCGTCGGTGCGCTACTTCCGTTTGGAGGGCGTTACTTACGAGCGTGTGGAAGCTAAGCCGAAGGCGAAAGCTGAGCCGAAGCCTAAGGCGAATGAAGAGCACGGACCCGTGGCGGGGTAGAATACCCACCCCCTTCCCCTCCCCAAGGGAGGGGGGATTAATTAGTTCTTAATGGGTATTAGAGGTCAAAGACCAGAATACTATAGACAATGAATCATAACAAACGTAACAACCACCAATACCAGTAACTAGTCTCCCCTCCCTTGGGGGGGGGCTGGGGGGGGGTACTCATAATGAAGCATATCA